ACATCGACCATATCAACGGCGATCCCAGCGATGACCGGCTCGAGAACCTGCGCATGGTTTCTCCGGGCGAGAACATCATCAACCGGGGCACGCGGACGCAGACCGGAATTCGCGGCGTCTACCTCTTCCCGAAGCCCTACAAAGATGGGAGCCCGAAGTACGTCGTTCAGCTTTGCCGCGCGGTGAAGCGCAATCCCGATGGCACCTACAAGCGCAAGACCTACCACTACGGCACGTTCCGCGATCTGGAGCTGGCCAAAGCCCGTGCCGCAGAGATGATCGAGGCTTGGGGCATGGCTGAGTTCCTTCCGGCCGAAGAACTCGCGGCTGCTGACTATGGCTTTGCTGTCTGCGCTGACTTCTGATCAACAGGATAAAAACAATGACTAAGAACCCACTACAGAAAGTACAGGCTGCAAACGGCGAAGGCTGGTCTGTGGTCTACGAACTGAAGCAGGGCGGGTCTGTTTTCCCGACAGTTACAGCCGTCTTTCTCTCGGACGGAAGAAACTGGTGGGAGTACCGCGACTCGGAGCCCATGATCACCTCGAAGTGCTCAAGCCCGCTTCGCGCGGGATCAGCGCAGGTACAGGTGACGGCTCCAGTGAAGTGCATCCCGACTTGGCTTCTGGCCGATGAAGAGGCCGGTGCGGGATGCAAGAAGGCCCATCAAGCCCTACTGAACATGTACATGGAAGAGCGCAGGCAGGTGAAGCTGCCTGGGTTCAGCCAGTTCCTCGATCGCTAAGGAGGTGCGCGATGTCGCTTAGTCTATGGGCTCTCTCTGTTTTCGTTGGTATAGCATCCGGCATGTTTCTTATGATGATTAGTCTATACGTAATGACTAAGGTAGTACCTAAACTACAGTAAATCAGTACAGAAAGAAGAATCCCCTGATCTGTTTCGGGACACCAACCAAACCACCACGAAGGAAGAAAACATGTCTAAGACCACCAAGTTCATCACTGGCTTCGTAGTTGACCTCTCCCCGACCGAGATCGCGGTTGTGGAGAATTACGACCAAGACGGCATTGTGAACCGCCTCCCCATCCCCACGCAGGTAGCGGAAGAGCTGCGGATGTGGGACTTAGTGGCGCTAAAGGTGAATGGGGTTGAGATGAAGGGCCGGCGCGATGATCCCCCTCAGTCGGTGCAGTGGGCGGAGGAGACGGATGTCCAGCTGATTGTCCCTCCTCAGCGCGCCCCACAGGGCATGGAGTCCATGCTTTGTTCGCCATCCAAGAGGCGTGAGTTACAGAACTACTTCCGCGGAATTCGTCTAGTCTATGACAAGGACATCACGGTAAAGCCCCACAGCTCCTTCCCCCTCGCGGTCATGACAGTAATGGCAACTGAGAGCTACTGCCTTCCCCATCCCCTTAAGGAGTGCTTGTATTTCTTTTCGCTCCCAGCCATGAGCGACCCGCTGGATGCAGCCAAGAAAGCCAAGAGTAAGTTCTTCAAAGAGAAGAACCTCCTGCTCTTAGAGGATGACAAGAGCATCGCAGAAAAATTAGAGAAAGGTTCCAAGTGGTAGAGGAGTAAGCTACTTCGGTTCGAATAGACATAGAACATAAGAAAGGGCCGCTGGAACTACCCAGCGGCCCTTTGCTCAGTGTGCCCGCCCAAAGGCACCGAGCTTTGTCAGTGTAGCCTCAGAACGCGCCGGTGGTAGTGCGAGGAAGCTGTAGCTCTCGCAGAACAGCCTCAACCAGTTCGCGAGTGATCTCCGGCACGGCGGCCTTCACTACGCGAGAGGTCTGCGCTGTGTTCACGCGCGGTCTGCGCTGTTTCGCGGGCTGAGTCACTTCATGCCCATTTTCTTCTTCGGGGCAGCCTTCGGCGCCTTCGGCACCTTCGGGGCTTTAGGGGTCATCTTTTTCATGACCTTTGCTGAGTCCTTTTTTGCACCGTAGCCTTGCTTGAGTGGCATCACTTCCTCCTGGGAATTTTGGTAGACGGCGCACGTTTACCCGCGACCTTAGCCGCGACTGCACCCTTTGCCGGCTTCGTGCTGGGGGTCTTAGCCTTCGAGACTACCTTCGATGGGCGGCAATACTCGGCTTTGCCGCCTTCGCCGCACGGCTTTCCAGTGCGCGTGTCCTTCCAGCTCTCCTTCTCCCAGCGACGGAGCGAGGTGCCAGCCTCGCCTTTGCGCTCAATGCCCTTCTCTTTGCGGCACTTAGCAACAGCCTGCGAAGCACGGGCAGAGGGCCAGACATCGTACTGCGCCTTTACCTTTTTGGTACACTCATCATCAGCCATTATTTACTCCGCTTCGATTTCTCGCCTTCGCACTTCCATGCTTTACGAGAGAGGCGTAGCGGGCTGTTAGGGTCTTTGGCTGCTTCGGGGAAGTCGCGCATTTGACCCATACTTCTAGCGCAATACGCATCACCCTTTTTCGTGCCGGGGCGTATGCGAGGGCCACCACCCTTTGCCTCGCCAGCCTGACCGTAGCTGACTTTCTTTCCAGAGGCCGTGACCTTGACCTTCGCTTTGCCTTTCGCGGGCTGCTTCTTCATCGCGAACCTCGAGCCGCTTTGCGGTTGAACTTTGCGATCCGCGATGCCCTGCGCTTCGACTCGCGGGGATCGAGGGGTCGCTCTGGAACGGGCAGGGCCTCCGGCTGAAGCGCCTCACGAAGCGCGTCGCAGGCGGGCATACCCGTCTGAAGGAGCTTCTGGTAGCGGCCCCAGGTATCCATCAGCCCGCCAGCGAGTCGGGGCGCATGGCAGCGGGGTTAGCCTGAGTCAAGCCTGCCCCGTCAGTAAGCCCTTCCAGTCTCGCGAGGCGGCGGTCGATAGATGCCAGGGTCTTAGTGATGGCCTTGCTCTCCTCTTTCTGAGTCGCGATGAGGGCGTCGATTTGGTCGAGGTGACGCTTTCCCAGGTTCGCCAGAAGTGGAAGTAGATGCCGTACTGCAAGCCCATACAGCCCGCCGAGAACGAGAAGGAGTGCGATGACGGCTGCGCCCGGACCTGCGAGGTAGGGCGCTAACTCCGGCGAAACCTGACCGATGATCATGGCTGCTCCAGAATGGCGTTGAGGATGGGTCGCGCCATAGTCCGTGCATCAGTCACACCGGGCGATGTACCGGAGGCGGGGTCATAGCGGCTGAGAAGGTCATTGGCCTCCCCGTCCGTCAGGGTGACCACCTGCTCCCAGCCCTCATGGTACACGCCGTCCTCGTCAAAGACGCCGGCCCTACGGGTAGAGATGACGATCATGGGCGGCTCCTTAGCTCAGCTTGTCTACAGCGAAGTACAGTTTGAAGTCTACCTGTCCGCCAGTCGTGGTCACGGTGCCGAGGGTGCCGACGGCGATGATGGCGTACATCTGCGCGTTGTCGGCGGCTGTGAGAATGTTGGCATCGAGGCCGTTGGTCGGCGCCGCAGCCGAGGCGGACTGAATCAGGGCAGACGCAGCCACCTTCGCCTTGCCTGGGAGGCCGCCGAAGAGGCTCTGTCCGTACACTGTGACTCCACCTGCCAGCGACGTAGTACCGACCACGTTCCGGCGCCAAGTGCCCGTGAGCGGGGTGCCCACGCCGGTCATGCCGAAGGTGCAGCCCAGCGCGTCCATCGTCGTGAGCACCGTGCTGGTCGGGTTCTGCACCGCTGCGAAGGCGATGTTGTAGTTCCGCGCAGCACCAACGGCGTAGTCAGTCACTTTACTGTGCAAATTGAAGGTGTCTCCCGCCACAACGGGAGAGCCATCCTGATAGGTCAGCGGGAAGGTCCACCGCGCACCTGTGAAGTTCGCACCGCTGCCGTAGTTATAGTCTACGTTTGACGCGCCTAAAGTCGCCAGCGTGACCGAGTGAAGCCCGGAGGCGACGCTGTAGCTGGTGACGAGGGAGTTAGGGTCGCTGAAAGTCAGCGTGGCGAAGTCGAGGATCTGGCGCCACTGGAAGCCTACAGCACCCGCTGGAGCGGGAGGCCCACCACTGGCGCCTGTGTCTGGATTAAAGGCTGGAACGATTGGCATGAGTTTATTTCCTCACAGCTTCCAAGTGATGCAAGACTGCGCGAAATCTGCGGTGCCTGCATCCAGCTTGGCGAAGAGGTACAGCGAGGTGGTGCTCAGCAGGGCGCCAAACACGGGGATGCCCACGCTCACGGCGATGCAGCCCGAGTCCGTGGTAGTGATGCCAGTGGCGATGTCAGCCTCGACATCGGGCATGACCGTGAAGTCGCCATCGGCATCAAGGCAGAGCCGAATGGTGCATGTAGCGGCGCCGCCTGCGATGTTCTCGAGCCGCACATGAATCGACTCTACCCAGCCACGAAACGGGGCAGCGGGGTTCGGCTGAAGCGCGGTCATGTCATGCACATGAACGTCGGCCGCAGCGAACGCGGTGCCGAGTGACGGGGCAGGCGATGGAGCCTGGAGCGAGTCCGAGATCGCGAACGAGGTGTGTGCAGGCATCAAGCTCTCCTGTGGGGCAAACATACCCCGCGAGTTTATGGAGTGGGGCGCACTTGCTCAACAGCCTTAGCTGTGGGTTTCTCGATAGTCTCGGCGCCGAGGAACCAGAGGATGCCCTCGCCAACGCCTTCCTCGATCATAGTTCCTCGAACGCGGGGAACATAATTGAATACCAAATCTCCATATGGAATTGACTGAATACTCTTAATGATCTGGCGACCCTGTTTTGACGGCTTTACTAAGTAATAAACGTCAGTGGTAGTGCCATCAGGAAGTGTAGCCTTATCGCTGAAGATGAAGGCACCCGGCTGCTCTGGAGGCTTTACAGCCCAGCGCAGCGATGCCTTATCGGCGGGATCATAGGCCAGTTCTTTAGGAGGCTTTACAGCATCAGGCGCCAGAAGGCGTAGCGTTTCATCCAGCACTCCTGTACTCCTGTCGGGGTCGAGTGCCTTTGCCAGCGCGAGTCTAGCCATATAGGTCTGGTCAATGGAGGGGCCTCCAGGCCCGCGCCTCTTAGTCTGCACGGACGACGAAGGCGCCTCGCCAGTCAGGCCCGCGCTGAAGAGGGCCATGCTCTCAGCCACTTCATCAAGCGCATCCTGACTACCTTCCAGCGCGAGGTTGATGACGCCCTTGTCAAAGAGCGCGGTCACTACGTCATCCGCGGCACCTACCGTCTGCGAAAGCCCGATGACTGCCTCGACAGGGGCGAGGTACGGGGCTGAAGGGCCGAGAATGTCAACGGGCTCACCTAGAACAGTGTCCGTCAGTTTCGCAGGAATAAGCAGGTTCCTGACCGGGGCATCACCTGTCAGTCCCTCGGGATCACTGATCCGCTGCTGTTCGCGCAGTAGCCGGAGGTACTTCGAGTAGGCCGCGGGGTTCTTAGCCACGCGGTCTACGAACTCAGCGCCAGCGGCCATAGAGCTAACGGCACCCGCCCAGTAGGGGGCGAGCGCCTGAATGACGGGCTGATCCTGAGCGCCGTAGTCGAACTGCGACCTGCGCGCGAGAGAGATTGCAGCTTCAGGAGACTCACCCTGCTGAAGCGCCTTCACAAACACGCCGCGCCTGTAGGCTTCCTCGATCGCTGAGGCGGTGGCGAAGGCGTAGGGTCTACCCACCACCAGATCAAGCGCCTTTCCTTTAGCAGTTGATGCGGCTGACCGGAGGATGTCAGAGGTGAGGTTGCCCAGCCGCTCGACATCCATGCGGGTCGGGCCGAAGCCTCCCAGGTCATCAATCATGGTCTGGAGGCTCTTCGGATCGAGGTAGCCAAAGGGCGTAGTTACCCCTGAGAACTCGCTTCCGAGCGGTAGTCCCGTGTACCGTGTAGTCAGGTATGCGCGAATGGGGGCTGCGAGGCTTTCACCCGCGAGAAGTTTGGCCTCAGCCAGAACAGGGATGCGCGCTTTGGCGGCGATGTTGCGGTTCACCGCTGCCAGCCGCTCGAGCCCCTTCTGGACATCAAGCCCGATGCCCGCGCTGCGGGTCGGGATGGACTCCACAGTTCTGAACAGATCTTCGGCGCCGTTCTCGAAGAACTTGAACTCCTGTTCAGAGACGGGCTTGCCCTTAATGGCGAGGGTGGGCACTGGAGCGTCAGGGTACATGCGCGCGTAGTCTGCGAGCGCCTGCTTACTTACACGCTTTCTTACACCTTCTTCTAGAATAATCTTGACAGTATTAGCTGCAAAGTTTGGCCTGACTAAAGAACGAGGAATGACATCAGCCTCAATTAATGAGTCATAGAACTTGTTGGCAACGCTCGGACGAAGAAGTGCGCGCGGGTCAGCCACGTTCTCGACTACCTGCGAGGCCATGATGGCCTTCGCGCGATCACCGCCGAACGCTTCCTCGACTACCTTCTGAAGCACCTCCTCATCTTTCATGGCGCCGAGTTCGCGGGAGGCGATGCCGTCAAGGATGGAGTCGAGTGATCTCCCAGCCTTCGCTCCAGCCTCGACTTCGCGGCGAAAGCCATTGAGGGCATCCATGCCCTTTCGCGCGACTTCCTGCTCAGCCGCGGTCACTGATGCCCGCTTCATCGCGCCGCGGGGATCGCTCGCTGCACGCGCTGCACGCGCGAAAGAGCCGTCCCACACCCGCGGGGTGGCGATGCCATCGAGAAGAACTTGGAACTGGCCCAGTTCATCGAGGCGCCGTGCCTCAGCCTGCGCTGCGCGCGCGACAGCGGCATCGCGAGCGGCGTTCTCTTCTGCCCGAGTCAGTGTGCGACCTCGAGCCTTTGCCTGTGCGCGAAGCTGGCTGACATCATCAGCCGCCTCGGCCACTACCCGCTTCGCCAGCGGAACGGGAACGGCGTAGCTCGGGCTGACGCGCACAAGGTCAGTGCGCGGAGCCACGCGGGCAAGCTCGCTTCTTGCCACAGCTACACGGCTATTGATTAAGTCATCAATCTGCTTAGACGAAAGATCTTCAGCACCCTCGAACCTTAGTGAAATATCTTTAAGTCTAGAAGCTACGTTATCAAGAGATGCACCCTCAATAACATCAGCCCTGGCCGCACCCATTGTCAGATCATCGATGATTCTCTTAGCGAGAATAGAGTCGGCCTGTCTGACTGCGCGCGCTGTTAGCGCGGATGCACCGAGTTCAGCCCCCGCCTTTGCGATGGGCTTCAGCGCAGGCGCGGCTACGCCGATGGGCGAGAAGGGCAGCGGGAGCGATAGGCCCAGCCCTACAGCCTCAATGGCGATGGGCGCGAGTGCGCCGAATTCGCGGTCGTAGACAGCCACGGTCTTTGGGTCAGAACGAATGACATCCGCCAGCGTCTCGCCGGTACGGATGCGCTCGCTGATGGGCTTGTCGGGGATCGCAGCGGGAGCGGGGATCGCAGGCTTCAGGCTACCCAGCGTCGCCAGTTCCTTACCCAGCGCGCCTTCCTGGCCGACCGCGCGCTCAAGTGCGGAGACGCCGCCGCGGATACCTGAAAGGTAAGCCTCCCGTACCGCACCTCCGACCTTCGACGGCACGGACTCAACAGCCTCCAGTCCCTCAGCGATGGTGCGAGGAACGGCTGCAATAGGGACATCGGTAAAGGGAACCTTGGTTTGCAGGTACTCATCGTCCGCAGCTTCAGCGATCGTCGAGATACCGCGAAGATAACGGGGGTAAAGTCCACCGCGCTCAGTGATGGGCTCTTCGCCTACTACCGGGAGGCGCTTATACGCCTCGGTTATCAGTGCATCGACACTCGCAGGTACAGCCCGGAAGATGGCCTGCATCGGCGTCTCGAATACAGCACCTTCCAGCGCGCCGACCTTCTTCGGCACCTGCGCTTCAGGTACACCAGCCGCCAGTGCTCTACCCGCTTCGCGCGTGAGCACGGGCTGACGGGCAAAGGCCTCGACTAACTTCTCAGTCTCAGTCGGGATGCGCGGCTGCGGCTCGAGAAAGGGAACCTTAGTCTCGCGGATGACCTGCACTGGAGGGCCAGTGAACGGGCCGATGCGCTGCATCTCTTCGATGCGCGTCGGGCGCATGAAAGGGATGACCCCTTCACGCTCTTCACGGTACTGCCCCTCCGGCTCACCGCCCGGAGTAGTGATGCGCTCCCGTTCAGCGATGCGGCGCCGGACATCGGCCACTTCATCAACAGTTTGAGGCAGGAAAGAGGGTGCCCTAATGACGCGCTCTTCTTTCTTTTCTCCTGCCTCCTTTAATGCCTTAATATCGGCCAAGGCGAGTTCGCCCGGAGAAGGGAACTCGCCGCCCATAGCCGCAGACCGCTCAGCCGTGGCACGGGCCGCCTTCCGACGGGCAAGTTCGGCTTCGACTTCGCGGAGCTGGGTACGCCGGGCGATCTCAGCTTCGACTTCAGCGAGTGTTGCCATCACTGACCCCCAAGTGACTTACGCAAGGCTTCAAGTTCTTTCTCGGTCATCTCACTTACCGGCTTCGGAGCGGGGGCCGGAGCCGGAGCTGGAGCCGGAGCCGGAGCAGGTGCGGGGGCTGTTCCCTGAAGTTCCGCGATGCGCCTCTTGGCGGCTTGGTACTGGGGGGTGCCGGGCGGGATCCTGCCCGACTGAATCAACTGCTGCAACTGCTCCAGTTCGCTAACGGGCGCAGGTGCAGGCGCAGGTGCAGGCTCAGGTCCGGGGCCTCCACCTCCGCCGCCGCCACCGCTGGATCCCAGACGCGCCTGTAGACGCTCGATGCCCCTTACATCACCCTTCTCGGCCAGACTGAGCGCAAAGCCCGCCGTCGATGCGAACGGAACAGACGTAACTTTGCCAGCCTTATTGGTGAACTCGAAGCCAGTCTCAGTGCGGGTGTAGAGCGGGCTGCTCGGGTCAGTCGGATCTCGGAAGGTCTTTGCCGGCGGGGGCGCCGGAGCAGGTGCCTCAGCCTTTGGCTGCTCCTCAGCCGCGGCTACCTGAGCTTCAGCACGGGCCTGCTGATCAGCCGCCTTGGCTGCATCTTCAGTGGCTTTAACTTCATCCTTAATTGTCTTAGTCTCTTCTTTCTTAACATCATACTCAGCTTTCAGTTCAGCCTTGCGCTCTTCGGCGGACTTAGGCGGGTTCTGAGAGGCTGCATCCCAGGCTACAGCCCATGACGCTACCTCTACAGCCTCCTTGTCATTCGCGGTGACCTTGCGAAGCTGATCGAGAAGAGCGGTGATTGACGGCTTCTGCCCGCTCTTTCGCGCGAGTTCGACGTAGTTCCTGGCCGAAGTGTACGCAGGGCCAGTGCCGCCCATCGGCAGGCCATCGCGCGTGAGCGGAAGCTGTCTCGCGCGAGTGACTACATCGTAGGCCGGAGTGCCCTTCAGGCTGAGGGCGGGGTCATCAGGGTCGATCCCGCGCGCACGAAGTTCGCGGTACATGGCCTCCTGTTCTGGAGTACGCCCCTCCCGCAGTTTCGTAGGGTCAGTGGCCTCAGCGCGCGCCTCGAGACTGTCGATCCGCTGGCGAAGCGCGACCCAGGTGGCATTGAACAGGCGGGCGTCCTTATTCTGGTACGCGCCCTTTGCCGCGACCGCTTCGTAGACGGCGGCGCCGGGATGATCAGCGGGAGGAACTTTGCCCTGGCCGATGAAGCGCAGGTACTCATCAAGGGCGATGCGCTGTTCCGAAGAAAGCCCCTCCCTGAACGCCTGTCCCTCAGTGCCACCGCGGTAGCCCTGCTCACCCTGTTGCGCGAGAATGGAGATGGCCTGAGCCTGCTCAGTAGTGATGCCTGCCCTGCCCACTACAGGCTTCGCGGTGGCGATCTCTCCGCTGAGAACGCGCTGTTCGAAGGTCTCAATGATGGCCTCGGAGACGCCGATCTCCCTCGCCTTTTCCTTGATGAGCTTTTTCTGCTCAGTGCTGACAGACTTCAGTCCGGTCATCACATCCGCGAAACGCTGGACATCCCGTGTAGTCTCAAGTGCGGGCGGAAGCTGAGCGGCGGCTGCTCTGGCGGCGCTGGCGGCTGTCTCACCTGCAACCTTATCCTGAAGAATCTTTGCGGCTGTGTCGAAGGGCGAAGCCTTTACACGCAAAGTCTCTTCGAGATTTGCAATAGTGTCATACTCATCAGAGATAAGGCCCTGAAGCTCAAGAGCCAGTTCGTCCTCGTTCTCAATGCGCGCGACGATTTCATCCCACCGCTTTGCAGCAGCGGCCTGCCGGGCGTAGGTGTCGATGTATGACTGGGAGCGGGGCATCAGAGGCTCCATGACTTGTTCAGGAACTCAGCGCTTAGCCCGCCCGGCTTAACAGCCGAGGCGCCGCGAGATGCCTGGAACGATTTCAGTAGCTCTTCGTCTGTCAGGGTTCCCAGCTGCGCGGTCTGGAGTGCCACGGCTTCACGCTGAGCACCGCGCTGAAGGGCGATGTCAGCACCCGCCATAGCCGCGGCGCCGACTCCACCGAGGGCCTGCTCAACCGCTGCACCGCGGGCGGCTGCCTTCTGCGCCGTGAGTTCGCGAAGTTCCTGCTGTTGAGCCTGACGCTCAGCGGCATCGGCTCGAGCCACTTCACGCTCTACTTCACGCTGGGCTTCAGCGGTGCGCTGCTGGCTGGCGAGGCGGGCGAGAAAGACATCCCGTGCCCCGCCACCTGCACCTGCGAGCCCACGCTCAGCCGCCTGTTCTGTAGCGGCTTGAGCCTGCGTGACCTGCCCGCCGAGATCGCTCCTGATCTCGCCTTCCTGGCGGGTAGTTAGACCGAGGCGGCCCATCGCGCGGTCGCGCACTAACTGCTGAAGCCGCTTCTCATCTTCTTCAGTGAAGCTCCGGCGGGCACGAACTGCCCCGCCGATGCCCTTTGCGAGTGCGCCGCCGGCTGAAAGCGCTGCGGCGGTTGCCATGAGAGTGCCTACAGCCATCAAACACCCCACGCTTCGACGGCCACGCTCCATCGCGCGATGACAGCCCGGTCGCTGCGCGCATAGTAGCAGAGGCCAATGGTGACTGAACCTACTGACGCGAAATCGGCTTGAGCAGAAGGGTACAGGTAGACCCCTTCACGGTTGCCATAACCTCCTAGAACGTAGGGCCGTGCCGTGCCATAGGGTGCGGCGGCTTTAAAGGCTAAAGCGTTCCGCGTCTCCTGGGCACGAGGCATTTGAGGGGTAGACAAATTGCCGATATATGGTGCTAGAAAGACATACCTGTCATCTTCGGCGTAGTTGTAGCCAGAGGTAGTGCTCAGGTCATCAGGGCCATTGGCGATCTCCGCGCTCCAGTGCAGAAGAACTTTGCTCTCCCGCCGAAGTCGCAGCGTGAACGAAGCACTCGGTACAGGCGCCCACTCATCAGGAATCACGTTGTCCTTGCCGCCGCCAGTGAAGAAGCTGCTCATGAATGACAGCCGCGCGTTCGGGCCGTCAGAGGTCTGACCGCCCTGCCAGCCGGAGACACCATGCTGAAGCCCACGAACGGGGTCGATCCGCGGGGGCTGTATGTGCCTGTTCTCGATCCACTGGCCTGTATCAAGGTCGCCTGCGACAACTCCTTGATGCAGGTAGACGCGCAGATCATCCACGTTTCCCTGAAGGTCTGCGGCGGTGAGGATGGTGCCAGGAGCGAAGGCTGTAGGAGTGAATGGCATCACACTACTCCGCGATGAAGGATTGCAGTTAAACCTCCAGAGGTATATTCGAGGAAGGTATCTCCGCCATCAGCAACAGTAGGTGCCCATCTCCAGTAGTTTATACCGCCCGAATTCCGCGCATGGGCGACACCGGCGATGACTACCCTCAGTCCGTAGACGGTCACGTTGGAGACGGGGACGTAGAAGTAGCACCCGCTGGCACCGCGCCAGCGAATCGGGAGGCCGAGAGAGATGCCCTGGATCTGCCCGCGAACGGAGTCATCGTCGTAGTCGATCCACGGCGGAACGGGGCAGGTCGAGGCGCTGAGCGGTACTTCATCGCCGTATGCCCCGCCAGAGAGCGCCTGATCGAAGTTGCTCTGGTTCGGTACAGGAACCCAATTAGTAAGGGTGTTATTAGTGATGTCCCATTGTAGCCAAAGAAGCCATGCAAACATCCCGTCGCCAGCGGTAGTGGTCGAGGGAGAGCCAAAGACATCTAGCTCAATTCCATACGGCGAAAGAACACCAGGGCTTTGCCCGCTCATCGTCTCGGTGAAGCGGGGACGGACGCTGAGGTCATAGTAGACGCGCAGAACATCCCCACTACCCATCGTCCATCCAGAGGCTCCGAGCGAGAGCGGGGTCGGGTTGCCAGCGCCATCTTCGACGGGATGCGGGGTCGGGAAGGTGGCCCCTGCGTATGAGGCCACGCTGACGGGAGAGCCATGAGTCATCGCGCCAGTGCCGATGACTGTAGCGGCTGCGCGTTTGAGGATGACGCCCTGTCCGGCTTCACCCTTTGCATCAGGTAGCTGTGGAAGGTCGATTGCGAATTCGCGCAGATTCTCTTCGTTGATGTCGAGAGAACCCGTGGCAAAGCCGTCGAACTGCGCGTCAAGGCCCGCTGAGGTGATCAGCGTGCCTTCTCGAAGTGCAGGGCGAGTGGGCAGAGACATCAGCGGCTCCTACAAATTGCCAGGAACTTCATTCCCGCGAGATGATACTGCGCAATATCATAGGCGTTGACTGTTACGTCGTTCAGCGCATCATCCGGTCCAGGGCCAGGAGCGCGCCACTGGAGCGTGACCTGGGTATCGCCGGCTGGAACGAAGATATGGCCGAAGATGCGGAATGTCTCCATGACTGCGGGGCCGATGTGCTCAGCCACGGTCACGCCGCCTACGAGGATGCGCAGGTTGATGTGCTTCGGGTTCGCGGGTGCAGTCGCGTTCGTGGTCTGCGCGAAGTGGTTCCATGAGAAGGCGTAGCCTGCCCATTCAACCAGCAAACTTCCTCCGCGATTTCCGGTGAGGGTAATGGTCGGGAGTGACTGCCAGCCGCCGTTGTAGTTCTGGAAGGTGCCGCACTCCCATTGAGTACCGGACACCTGATCAGAGCGGACGTTGACCTGTTCCCCTTCCATGTCAGCCACGGTCGGGAAGCGCACTCCCAGCGTAGACGGCGCCCATACCTGCACCAGCGCGTTCGCAGGAACGATGTCCTTGTCGAAGGAGTTGAGCGGGAGCTGGGTGCGGTCCAGGGTAGTGAAGCTACCGCCTGCATCGCCAAGCTCGAGGTTTGGCAGATCGGGCGTCAGCGTGCCGCCAGTGCGGGCCTGAAAGCGGGTCCATGATTTCATCTGGCAACTCCTTTCGATTAGGCCAGCTTGCCCGCGATGACCTGAGTTCCATCACTGGCGAAGGCGAGATCCCAGCCGATGAAGATGACATCATCGGTAGTCTCGAATTCCCAGCAAAAGCTGAAGGCTTTACCAGGGGCAACAGCCACGCGCAGAGGAACCAGCCTCTCGCGCGACCAAAGGGCAGTCCCATCCATGACTGCGGTGTCAAACACCGGGAGGTCGGCGGTAGTGGGCGGCTGTGCCTTGTATGTACGCTCTTCGACAGCGGTAAATCCACCGTCTCTGAAATGGCGTACTGTTATTTCAGCATCACCAGTTGTTAGCAAATGAACAGTGACATACTGTACCTGCTTTAGAGTTCCAGCCTCGCCACCGTCCCACCATGCGGTGCGGTAAGCCGAAGTGGGAGGGCCGCCGTACACGAAGGCATCTTCCTCGACTGACCCGCCCAGCGCGCGTCTCGCGCTCATGACGAAGAGGCCGGCCTCGACTGGAGCGTTTTCTACGCTGGCCTCAAATCCGCGGTTGTGGCCGAAGATGGGCGTGCCGGAGGCATCTACGGTGATGGAGCCCACCGGCCAATCTGCGAGGCCGGTGTCAGCGTTCGGCGGCCGGGTAGACCATGTAGAGCCTCCCAGCCTGTCAGTTTTATCTAGATGAAGAATAAGACCATAGTTAGGTCTGTCGTAGCCATCGGCGGGGATCCATAGCTGGTACTCCCGCTGCTGAGGCCAGTAGCAGGCGTAGGCTCGAGACTCGCAGCCGCGCGTGATTCGAGCGATTTCTTCGCGGATTGTGGGCGAGACAAACACGGCCTCGATGGTAGAGCCGCTGGAAGTGATGGTGCCACGAATGGCATACACCCCGTCCCGCGCGAGAAAGAGCAGTCCGAGGCCGGGTACGGCTGCGATGGAGTGCGCTGCGAGACAGCCAATGCCGGGAACAGCGGTCACCACACTGAACCCACCATCTTCACGCCGCACGCCGACATCAACGCTGTTCTCGCGGAAGATGAACAGCGCGCCTGCATGAGCGATCATCCCGGTGATGCCGCCACCCTCGCCAGTCAGGCTGAAGGCATTGATGACGGGGAACTGCTCGATCAGGTTTTCTTCGCTGTAGTAAAGCGAGGCTGAGTCATCGGGGCCACCATCAAGCCAAATGCGCCCTTCCCAGTACGCGCTGAAGCGCGCACGCGGGGCGGGCATGACGCCGGTGGGGATGACGGGTGCAGGCGAGATCAGGTTTACTGGCCGCACTGATTCAACATGTATAAGGTCAAAGTTGTTACGAATGAGCGTAGTAAAATAGAGACTATCATCACCCGCATCAGGAGAATCTTCGTGTAGATTCTTTGTTCGATATATTTTTCTTGCAACTGTTCCCTCCGGCCCACGGGGGATGCTGGAGGCGAAGGCGTACCAGTAGCCAGCGGCGGTATCTGGAAGCTCCCATGAGACGCTGCCGATGTCGCTAATGGGGCCTTCGGAGCCGGTGTCCGTGATGAACGAAACGGCGATGTTGACGGTACAGCCGGTGTCGAGGGATGAGCCGCCCAGCGAGAAGCCCATGCCATAGCGCGAACCGGGCGTGACTACCGGGTCTACGCTGTCCGGGTTGCGCGGATACCAGAAGTGAGTGCCCACCGCCTCTTCCGAAGTAGTGGGCGATGAGAGCGGAGTGACCGTGTACGGCTGCGGAGCGGGAGGCTGATTCTGGAAGCCGAAGTCTCGCGCGACTGAGGCGATGGCCCCGCTGCTTTCAGCGGCATCGCCCAGCGGCCACGGGTAGACGAGAAGAGGCCAATCATGGCCGTTCGTGATCAGCGTGCCGTGCGGGGTGTTCGTGTACCAGCTCGAACTCTCAGTCGGGCGGGGAACGTGCCTGTTCTGCGCGATGACCCGGAGAAGGCGCTGTTGCCCTGACTGGTAGAAGAGGGTGAGGTTGCCACCTTCCTCGAACAGCACGCTCTCGCGCGCACCTCTGGCGAGATCCTGCGCGGCGTGGATCGAGTAGATGAAGGTAGTGGCCTGGAACGGCTGAAACAGATCAGTCGGGTCAGGGATGTACTTCTCATAGCCTATGCGGGTAGAGAACGCGCCTGTGCGCTGATCGACCGTCAGGTTCTCTGCACGATTTGCATTGAAGAAGTCTTGCGGCTCCCGTGTATCGAGGCCACCGGCGCCCTTCGGGGTCAGCGCAGCGAGAGTCTGCTTCATGCTTCACCTTTTAAGGAGTGAATCTTACTGGCCCATACCAGGGAGGCGGATATGCACCGGCCATGCCGCCGCGAACGATGCGCCTCGGAGGTGAGCCGAGATACCGCTGTTCCATACCGCGCAGAAGAATGTCCTTCTTTCGCATGTAAGACTGAGCGAGAGGCAGGTTGTCGAGCTTCGTGGCTATTTGCTCAAGCGCGGTATAGGCGATGACCTGCGAGTGCGCTTCGGGGATGAGCGGTGTGTCAGTATCCTCGAGCATCTGCTCTGGAGCCCGGACGTACCGGATGCGCATGAGCGAGTCAGGTGAAGGATGCGGGTACAGCCTGTAGCAGCGGTACGCACCGTTCGAGGGGACGTACTTTATCGCGCGAGTTTGGAAGGTTTGAGACTGGAGGTAGCTCAGGCTCAGGTCGGGCGTCAGGGTCACCGCGCCAGCGGGGCTGATGGTATCGCGGTTGGCTGTTCCAGAACCGACTGCACCCGCGATGCGGACTGGAGCGTAGATGCCTGCCTCCGGGCAGGTGAAGTAGTAGCGGCGGTACAGGCCGCTGACGTTTGGCAGCGTCTCGGGGGTGAAGGTCAAGGTCTGGAGGGCAGTCAGGCTGTACGTCGCTACCGCGCTCAGCCCGCTTTCCCGACCGCCGCTCACGCCTTCACGGTATGCCGAGGGCGTGGGGTACTCGGGAGCGGAGACGTTGACCATGTAGACGTTGATGGTGCGGACGCCCTGCCCCACACCCGCGACTGTGGCGATGCCGTTCGCTACCCGCGGCGCGGGGATGCGCGTCGCGGGGAAGGGGATGAAGGCTGTAGGAGTGCCCAGCATCGTGCGGTCATACTGCCACGCATCTTCCTCGAATTGAGATAGGGCAATCTGGTTTCGAGGTAAACCGTCAGTGATGTCTTGCACGTTCATCAGCGTGACGGCATCAGCCGGGAGCCAGACATCTCTCATGCGGAAGGTGGCATCGTAGGTGCCAGTTGTCCCGCGGAAGTCTGAGGTGAAGGTCAGTGCGTTCGTTGCGCTGACCCAGGCTACAGTGTTGCTAAACTCATCGCCATTTGAATCAGTGATAATACATTCAGCGCCATCTAGAATAGAGCCTGGAAGAATGGTGCTAGTAGATAGCGGGAAAGATGCGCCAGTGGTGACGGAGGCAGAGCCGTTGGTCACGCCGACGGAGATCGTCTGATCAGTGTAGACCTGAGCGATGCCTTCTTTTTGCGCGAACTCCCACGGTCTGTCAGTCAGTACCCGGGACTGCGCGTCATTCAGCAACTTGTTTAGCTGCGAGATATATGTCTCGTTACTGGGATCCCAGTCGAGAAGGTTGGCGCAGAAAGCTCTAAGGTCTGCGAGGTTCATCAGTACCTCCTGGCGCGGAGTATAACGAAGAAACGGGCCGGGGGCTGCGCTTGGCCTCCCCCGACCCGTAGAGGTCTACCGCAGATCAGAACTTCTTGTGGAACAAGACCGCGGCCCGGTTGCCAGACTCGGCAGTCAGCGCGGTCGCCACCGGAGTCCCCGCGAAGCTCAGCGCCACCACGCGGAAGGTCTTGGCCCCGCTGGTCACGGTGACGATGGCGTTCGTCGAAGTGTGCGCGCCGTAAGTAACGACGAACTGACCCGTAGTGGCCGCGCTCACATCTTCGGAGATGACGAACACGAGGTCGGGGACGACGCCGAGGCCGTGGGCGATGTTCTGCGCGGCGCCAGTGGCAGTCTGGAGAGCCGAGAGGAACACCGAAGAGCCCGAAGCGAGGCCCAGGCGACCCGCCGTAGCGGAGCCGCTAAGCTGCGCGCCAGCGGTGACGCCGGTCGCAACGTCGGCGGAAGCGACGTAGCCGCTGATAACTACCTGCACCGGCTCGTCTGCGGCGGCGGCCGTAATGGCGATACCGACGATGAGGGCCTTGTTTGCAGCCGTGGCCTCGATGACGTAGAGCACCTTGTCGGCGTCGGACTTCGACAGGTCGAAGGTCACCGCATCGCCAGCAGCGATGGTGCCCCCAGCCAGGAAGGTCTCGACCTGCCGGCGGTTCATAACGGAAGCCGGCTCGCCGGCCTCGAGGAACTGAACCAGAGTAGATGTAGCCATGTTGATCAAGCCTCCGCGTTCAGAAGTACGCACGAACTAGCGAGGTGGCCGGTCACGAGCTGGCACGAAACCAGAACGCGGGCGGTCAGCGTCGCAGTACCGGGGATGGGGGTTAGCTCGCTTACGTCGAACTCGCCGCCCTGATCGAAGTAGAACTGGTTCATATCGGACGAGATCGCGTAGGCGCTCACATCGTCACCCGCGGCGTTTGCGAAGCCGAGGCGGTTATCGACGTAGACCTTGGCACCGCGCCACATCGCCACCATCTCGGAATCCACCAGTCCGTCGCGACCGCTGACATCCTGATAGCGGTAGGCGTCAGTCAGGAGGGCCTGGAAGGCTGAGAAGCAGTTCGGGCTCATAAAGATGATGTCAGGCCGCTTACCGTTCGGGTGGTAGAGCGACGCGCGGATCATCAGCGTGTCGAGGTGCGCCAGATCGAAGGCGCTGCCGCTGTCGAACACCTGATTCTGCCAGTTGTCCGCAGCGAAGGTGCCCTTGCTCAGACCGCCAACGGTGTTCGTGGTCTGCGCGCCGAAGGCTGCGCCCTGCATCCAGCCGGTCGTATCCGCGGCCAGAGTAGCAGTGCCCATGCCATTGAGGGTCTGAAGATCGGGCAGGATCGCGGTCTGGCCCGAGAAGATCCGGTCTGACATCGCCGTGCGGAGCGAGATCATCACGTTCTTCATCTTCTCCTCGAGGATGGAGACTACGGCGAGGTCACCCTTCGACCGCAGCGTCTCAACCTCGGAGACGACGATGGGCTGAACGAAGTTCGCCCACTCGAAGTTCGCCTTGCGGAAGGGGTCCGTCACGGCGAGAGAGACAGGGTTGAAGCCGCTGCCGCTGAGGTTCGTGATCTGCGAGTGCTGACCGAGGATGACGGGCTGCTCAATGCGCTGGCCACCAGTCACGCGCTTCACTGAGCCCGCCGCGTCAAGTGCGCGGAACAGCGGGGTCGAAGTGAAGCTGTTGTCGATCAGCTTGTCCCGGAGGATCGGGAGAACGGTAGAAAGGACACTGTTCGGGGGAGCCATCTTGGCCTCCAGAGGGGTTTGAGACTGACTTCTGGCGTGCCCTCATCCGGGTGCCCTACAGATAGCGTCGTGTTCCAGAGGAGGACGCTACCTGCAAGGACAACTTACACGCGCGGTTTGCGTTCGGCAAGAGACTTTGCATAAGCCAGAATTTGTTCTGGCGTTGCTTTCTTCAGGTCTGCCGGAGACATCTTGATCGGCGCCTCCGGGGGCGGCCTGCGTGCGGGTGCAGTGATCGCGGCGGCCTTCTTCGCCGCAGCGCGCTGTGGATTTACAGACTGAAGAGTAGGTGCTGCCTGCCTGTTCAGCCTGCCCTTTACAGCGTAATACGCAGTCTCCAGATCAAGCGCATCATTCTTCCGCAGTAGCTCAGCCACACCTGACTTGACCTCGGCATCTTCGAGAAGGTCGGGATGGGCCTGAGTGAAGCGGTCGAACTCCATGTCGGCCTGGGCTGCACGGTACTCACTCTCTACAGGCGCGAGTGCTTCAGCCAGCCTGCGCGAAACTTCAGCTTCGATGCGGGCCTGAATGGAGTCAGGGTTCCAGCTATCGATCTCGGGCAGTTCGGCCTGTGGCGCTGTGGCGAGAGAGGTGATCGACTTGCGCCATGCCTCTCTCTCAGCCGCGAGTGCCTTTCTTTCATCCGCGAGTTGCTGCGTTTTGCGAGTGACCATGCCCTGTAGACCGCGGGCGAGGGACTGTAGCTCAGGCGGTAGCTTCTTCACTTCCTCAGCCCATGACAGGCCCTTTGAGTCAGGTGTGCTTTCCTGCGCGACCTCTGCGGCTTCGGGCGCAGTCGCGGGTGCGGCGCCCTGCTCAGTGGTCTGCTCAGCGGGCGCCTCAGTAGAGGTAGCCGAGGTCTGGAGGGCCTGGGCGGCTGCGAGTGCTTCGGCTGCGATGCTCATATAGACTCCCTTGGGATGGTCTAGAAAAAGTGGATTAGCGCTTCATGCGCTTGCGGAACAGGTCGGCCTCAGTCTCTTCGATCTCGCCATCATCTTCTTGCTCGGTGCGCTCGAACTCGAAGGTATCCTCTTCGGGCATTTCCTCTTCGGCCATTTCCTCTACAGGTAGTTCCTCTTCGCCCATCTCCTCTTCAGGCATGGCCGGCTCTTCCTGAAGGAACTTCTTGAACTCGGGATCGCGGGCCAGAGACAGGAGATGAGCGGCGATAGCTACCAGCGCCTCATCAGTGACCGCGGACTTCAGGCTGACCGGGAAGGGGTTGCCATAATCCTCAGCGGCCTTCTCCATCATCGCGAGAACGCGCACTACATCGCCCGGCAGTCTCGCAGCGGGGGCATCGCTGATCTCGAGCTTGACTGGAGCGCCAAAGACCATGCTGGCCTTCGCGGCTGCATCAAGCAGGTTCTTCATCACCTTGCCGCTGAATGGCCTGCGCGGGGCAGGGATCTCGGTCATCAGCGCGGCTTCGAGTGAGTCATCCGCGCTCATGGCGGCCTTCTTGAGTTCAGCGGGCATTTTCATGACTGTTCTCCGGGGGTGGGAGGTAGCTCAGGTGGAAGCTCAGCGGGAGTGGTGAAGCTGTCGGGTAGGTTAAATGCGCGGACAAGTTCCTGTAGAAGTGCGTCAGCGGGAGCGCCAAGCTGAGACAGGGCAGGGATGAGCTGTACCAGCGAGTCGCGCTTAGCTGCATCGCCCATTGGGGTGCTGCCCTGATCCAGCGCGAACGTCGGGAACTGGCCCTTCAGGTCTTGCTCAGTCAGGATGACTGGGCCTACGCCGGGCAGGTTCAGCGCCTCGCCATCATCATCGAGGATGACTGCCAGCATCGCGCAGTACGCCAGCGCGAGATCCACGATCGCCTGATCGCGAACGCGCACCATCCGGCCCAGCGATGACGCCGTGTACTCCTGAAGCAGTCGGTTCTCAGTCGCGGT